TCTCGTGGGCTCGGAGATTTGTATAAGAGACAGGTGATATACTCGCCAGCTTGCAGTGATTCGTTGATTTTCAGCTTTTCCAGCGTGTTCACATTCGTGATTTCGGGATTGCTCAACGGAAGCTGCGCATAGAAAATAACAGAGAACGTAACGTCCGTATCTCCGTCATTGATAAAGTTCATGAATACACTGCCGTCTGTAACGCCGAACTTGTGCTTTTTGTAGTTCACCGGAAACTTGAAGGACGGCGTCAGCTTTCCAATCTGCTGCCCTTTGCGGTCAGCTGCCAGCCAGTAAGGGAAGGGGCAGAGAACCGTAAACTGAAAAGCAGCGTCAAAGCGGCGTTGCTTGAAAGCCGGGGTTTTCTTCACGGTACAGTTGCAGTAATAGCCGTCGCCGAAATACAGTTTGCCGAATGAGTTTGGCGTGAGAATACGAAGCATTTTACGCTTCATCACCCTGCTGTCGCCCAGCAGGTAGCCGCTGACTTCCCGCGTGATTTCTCCGACAGTCGCGCTCTCAAAGGTCTTACCGACCTGTTGAAAGCCCTGCGACAGCGCTACACCAACATCTACATCCGAAAGAGGGTCTATATGCACGATAGAACCGTAATTATAGCCGAAATACAGCGTTTCGCCGTCATCCCGCACAAATCTTGCTGTGTACATGCTTCACCCTCTTTCAAATTGCACCCATCATAAGCGCCCGCCGTTGCTCATACTGCGCCTCGCGCATAAGCTCTGCCGCAGTTTTGGCCTGACTGTAGATGTTTTGGATAACAGTAACGCCGCCAACAGCAGCGTTTTTCTCGCCTTTGCGGTAGCTGTCGGCCTCTTTAGCCGTCAGAACCATTTCCCCGCGATGCAGGTTTGCAACGTAGTTGTTATATGGGACATAGTCCAGACCGCCAGCGTGGGAGCCGTTTACGCTGCCGCCCTCTACACTTACATCGTCTGCGCTAATATGGAAAATGCCCTTGATGCCATTCCACAAGCCCTTTACGAAGCTCTTGAAACCTCCCCATGCAGCATTGATACCATCTTTAAGGCCCTGTACAATGTCTGTTCCGATTCCAACAAAGAAGTCTCCGATTGCGGAGAACACATCGTTGATATCGTCAAACAGGCCTTGGAAAAACTCGCCCCAGCCGGACAGAACGCCCTTGATAGCTTCCCATGCGGAAGAAAAGTCGCCATGCAGCACATCATCAATGACTGCAAAGATGCCCGCAATGGTATTGAAGATTGCAGAGAAGTACGATGTCGCAACGCTCCACACGGCGGAAACAAGCGACCATGCAAGTTGGAACGCATTACCGATAATGCTCGCAGCAGTTTGCACAACAGCCATCACAACGCCCATAATGCCGCTGAAAAGAGGTTCAAGACCACTCCACACCGTCTGAATGAGCTGAAACGCAGCAGAGAAAGCCTCGCTGATGCTCTGAACTACTGGCGTGACGGTTGTAATGATGCTCTGTACAGTCGTAACGATGAAGGCAATCACTGCCTGCACATAGGGTTGCAGCCATTCTCCGAACGCTTGAATTTGTGCCCAGATATTCTGCATCATCTGGACAACACTGGTCAAGAACGGCTGAACAGCGTTTCTGAACTCCTCGTTCGTGTTGTATAGCGTGATTAGGGCTGCGGAAATGGATGCGATAACAGAAACTACCGCAATAAGCGGATTCGCAGCAATAAGCGCAAAGAAAACCTGAACGCTTGTTGCTAGCTTTTTAAGGCTTTCTGCAAACTGCATTGCCTTGATGCTTGCATACAAGCCTGCTATAGCGCCACCGATTGCAGCGACGACAGGCGCAAACTGTTGTGCATATGAAAGGATGTTTTGAATTTTCTGAAGAAAAGCGTCGAGGTCGAAGTTGCTCACAGCCTCTGTAACATTGTCAACAGCATCTTCCAAAGGCTGCTGGAATTTTTCAAACGCCGCAATGCCGACACCCTCAAGAGCGGATTTCAGAATAGTGATTTTGCCCTGCAAGTTATCCTGCATGACCTCTGCCATGCGCTCGGCAGAGCCGTCCGCATTGTCGATTGCGCTCGATAGCTTTGCAAAGTCTCCCTCGGATGCGTTTACAATAGCCAGCAGGCCAGACATAGCCTCCTGACCGCCGATTGCAGATGCAGCCGCAGCCTGTTCCTGCTCGTCAAGGCCGCCCAGAGAATCGCGCATGTTCTCCATGACTTCCATCAGAGATTTCATAGATCCATCGCTGTTCGTCATGGAAATGTTGTACTCTTCCATAGCCGCTGCACAGTCTTTGGGCGGGTCTGCAAGTCGCGTCAGGATAGAGCGCAGCGAAGTGCCTGCCTGTGTGCCCTTGATGCCGCTGTTAGCCATAAGACCGACAGCCTGTGCCAGGTCTTCAATGTTGTAGCCCAAAGCGCCAGCCAAAGGCGCAGCATATTTGAATGTCTCGCCCATCATGGAAACATTCGTATTACTGTTTGACGACGCAGCTGCAAGGACATCCGCAAAGTGTGCAGAATCTCCCGCTTGCAGCCCCATAGCCGTAAGCGCGTCCGTAACGATGTCGGAGGTCGTTCCAAGGCTTTCGCCAGAAGCAGCGGCAAGGTTCATGATACCGGGCAGACCGGAAAGCATGTCTTCCGTTTTCCAACCAGCCATTGCCATGTACTGATATCCCTCTGCCGCTTCTGATGCGCTGAACTTTGTTTTCGCGCCCATTTCCTTTGCAAGGTCTGTAAGCTTCTGCAGGTCATCGCCAGTCGCGCCAGAAATAGCCTGCACCTGCGACATGCCGGCCTCAAAGTCGCCGCCAACCTTGATTGCGTAACCGCCAGCGGCAGTAAGAACGCCACCGGCAGCAGCTCCCCATTTGGCAAGTGTTTTTACGCCCTTTTCGATGCCACCTGTAAACTTGCTCCCGATGTCGTTTGAAAACGACTTTCCTTGCTCTTTTGCCTTGTTTAGGCCAGCTTCATATTCGTCTGTGTTGAGGCTGATTCTTGCTAAAAGGTTAAATACGTCTATTTAGCTCACCTCCCGCAGTTTATTTTTCATGTGCTCTATGATTTCCTCCGCTGTGCGCGTTTCTTCTGGTTGCGGATGTACAAAATCCCAGTAGCGGCGCGGTTCGTTGTCCGGCTGCAGCACGCCTTTTGCAAAAGACAGCAGCGTGTCCGACATGTAGATTCTGTACATGATTTCATCGTTTTGCTGTTTAATTCGATATGGTAATGCCGACATAAGCGCACGAACGCTCAGTTTCGGCATACTCAAGATAGCGACTATTACACTTTCCGCTCCATACCGAACAATGTAACGAAAAAATCGACAAAATCCTTATCGTTGCAAAGCTCTTCGACCTGCGCGAGAGTCTGCATAAGCGGCTGCGCACCGCACTCTACCTCGCTAAGGCCATTGAACGCGCACAGGATGCCGTAGAAATCCGTGCGGTGGTCTTTGAGGACGATGGGCACAAGCACTGCGATGCGGGAAATCCAGAAGCGATACACGCCCATCTGGCTGTGTTCGTCTTTCGGCAGCGTGCGGGAAAGCTCGGAGACAAGCTTTTTGTCATCGGCCATGTTCTGGATATGAGGGGCGGCGATGCACAAGACATCGCAGGTCTCGTCGGTAGTCATCTGAGAAAGCAGTCGCATTTTTTATCCCTCCGCGTCGATGCTGTAGAACTCCATAGGGACAACGTCCTGCGCAGTGATGGAGACATGGCCAGTCAGCTCACAGGAAATCTGCCCCTTGCCGCTCTTGGTAGTCTGCAACGAGAAGCCGCCAGTGGACAAAGCGTTTTTCAGGCAGATAGCAACGCAGCCACCATCGGCGCGGTCACCCACCCACCACAGTTCGTCTTTGAAGTCGGTTTGCTTCAAGTCGCGGCGAGGCGTAATCTTGTTCGTGGTAACGTCTGCACTGCCCAGAGCCATCTTGATATTATCAGGGGACGTGCCAAGAGCCGTGAAGGACATTTTGCACTCCCAGCTGTCCAGATGTTTCAGCTCTTTGGTGTTGACCGGGCAGTTGTCAACGTCCTCGCCCAAGTCGGAGAAGGTAGGAACGCAAGTGGCGTTGATGCCGCCAGTAGTGGCGCAGATAATTTCGCCGTCCTGCGGAGCTGCAATGCTTGCGGGGTTGAATGTGTTCAACAGCACGCCAGCGTCAAGCTGCAATGCGTCGAACGTATCTTTGGGAATAGCGGTAAATTTACCCATATTTTCACCTCAATTTTGGCATAAAAATTCGGCGGTAATGTTCAAATACCGCCGCTTAATGTTTTTGTCTGTTTCATCTGCCAGCGGTTGACAGAAAGGAGAACCGCGCCGAATCCAAATGTAGCCACCGTCAAATTTCAGCAACTTGCCGCCGATGCCGATAGCGTCCGAGATTTCCTGCGCTTTGGCATTTGGGACAGCCTCAGACGTCGTATAGAACCACAGGTTCACCGTAATCGACGGAGCGCCTCCTTCAGCGTCAAAGACCGCATCATAAGTCAAGTATGGGAGTACAACGTCGTCCGGCACGGCGTTTGTAGCATACGCAGGGAGAAAGCTATCGAAAAACTGCTGTAGTGCAGCGCCCTTTGTCATTTCGGCAGCCCTCCCATGCGTTCAGCCGTAAAGCTCATTAAGTTGCGCAGCATAGAGGAAGCCGTTTTCGGGGCTTGCTTTTCTTCCGGGCGGCTGGTCACGCGATAATATGCGCCCGTTTCAACGTCCTTGTAAATGCTGCCATACTCAATCGGCACATCCCTGTTGACAACGCCGGTATATACGCTGGTCACGCCCTCTGCTTCTGCACGGCGGGCCTCCAAACTGCTGTCCAGCGAAACGAAATTGTCAAACTCCGCGCCATCTGTCCACTCGACAACATAGCCACCTTCGCCGTCCGGCTTTGTGGTCTTGTCCATAATACAGCAGCGACGCGAAAACGCATCCAGTAAGCTCATAATTTCCTCCACTTGTTCAGCCGTGATGCAAATACACCTTGCCAGCCCGTCATAGAGCAGTCAGAACCGCCGCTTGCAGTAGATTTAGTGTAACTATACCCCGCAAAGCTCTCGCTTTGAAATGGGCTGTTTGCGGCGTTCTCGTACTGCGTGCGCCACGCCTTGATTTCTTCTTCAAGGCGCAGAAATTCGGCAGGCACGGCCATGGCCCAGATAGCCCCGTCAAAGGCTTCATCCCTCAAAGAGCAATTGCCGTATTGATACACACCATCGTTCAGAACGCTGCCCACAACGCGGAAATACTGTCCGGCACGCAAAAAAGGGAGCGCAATGCTCCCGCCCTTGATGCTGAACTCGCCCAGATGGACGCCATTCTGTGTGACAAACCAGTTCCGGCACTCTCGCATCAATTCTTCAAGCATTACGCTGCCCTCCTTTTATCAGCCCTTAGTGTTTACAGCGGCCCGAGTTGCAGAAGGATTGACAGTGATAACCGCAATGCCGTCCAGATACTCAGCCCACAGAGCCATGCCCATAACCGCAAAGCTCTCACCTACAGCAGTGCCATAGTTGCCCTGAGCGTGGAAGCCAATCAGGGGAGTTTCCCCGCTCACGGTGTAAGTCAGGCCCAGGCTAGAGAACTCGCTAGAGGGATCAACATAGTACAGGTCAATGTTTTCCACGGGGGTTGCAATGACCTTGTTGCGGGCAATCTGAGTTGCGGGCAGCAGGAACAGGGTGTTATAGCCCATAAAGTTCTTGATGTAGGTCAGGCCGAAAGCGTTCTGCACGGTCACCTGTGCACTGCCCAGATAGTCATAAGCATCCAGAATATTCGCGAAACCGACAACTTCAGTCACATCCTTCTGAATGGTGGCAAACTTGTTCAGCACCTCACCCTGAGCCTTCGCCAGTGCGGCCTGCCAGGAGGTAGCCTCACCGGTCAGGCTGCCGGTGTTCAGGAAGGTGTAGAATTTGCTCATCACCTCGTTTTGCAGCTTGGTGAGGAAAGCATCGTCGGACTTTTGCACGGCGATTGTCGCGCCGTACTTGTCCACATCCTCGATGGGAACGGCTTTTGCGTACTTTTGCAGGGTGATGTCTGTCTTTGTGGCCTGGGTGATAGTGGCCTTGCTATAGGGGATTACTGCACCTGCGGGCACAGTGCCGCTCTCCAGCGCAACGCTAGCGGTGTAAGACACCAGCGAGGTGCCCGCCTGCTTGCGGATGGGCCGCATGATTCCGTAGATTTCCCGCAGTGCCTCCCAGTTATCGGCAAAGCGGGTCACAAAATCCAGCTCGCGAGCAGTAACGCCGGTGTAGACATTGGGCAGACTGTCGCGGGGGGTGGTCAGGGTTTCAACTTTAGTTGCTGCCATTTTAAGGCTCCTTTCATGTGTTCTGGTTGTTCAGATTCTCTTCGATGGCCTTCAGGCGTGCTTCATAACCCATGACATAGCGCCCTTTTTCATCTTTTTTGTAGATGTCGGCCATTGTGAGATTTGCGCCGCCGCAGTTGGCGGGCGGGGTGGGCGTGTCGGCTCCCTTTGTGCTGGTGTTGGTGATGTACTCGCTGTAACTGTCCTTCAAGCTCTTTTCCAGCTTGTCAGCCTCTTTCACAGCTCCGTCATCGTCCAGCTCCAGCGTATCAAGCAGGCCGTCAGCCTTTGCCAGCTTCGCCACGCTCTGCAAGCGCTTTTCGGATACGCCGATTTTCTTCAGCACGGCTTCCACTGCCTTTTCTTTGGCAGCCGTTGTTTTCTCAGCGTCTACGTTGGCCTTGTAGTCCCCGAAAGCCTTGTGCTCTGCTTCATACTTAGCCTTGTAACCGCCGTCGCCCTGCGCTTTCAGGCCGTCCAACTCCTTCTGAACGCCCGGTAGCTTTTCTGCATCGGCTTTATACCGCGTGACGTCGTCCTTCAGCGGGTCAACAACGCCCAGATGGAGCGCCACCAGCTGATTTTCAATTTCGTCAGTGCAGCTATCGCCAATGATTTTACGGATTTCAGCGCGTGTAAATTTTGCCATGGGGATTCTCTCCTTTTCTTCGGTGGCGGTTCTTCGCCATTTGAGTTTATTTATTCAAAACAGCAGTGCTTCGCTGTTTTTGCGTATAAAAATAGCACCTGCCGCAAACGCGGTAGATGCTAATAAAAAGAGCCGAGAGGCTTATTTGCCTTTCAGCTCTGCTTCGATGATTCTTTTGTACTGTTCGCCGTGCTCGGCAACGGCAGGCTTGATAAAAGGCTTTGCACGTTGTCCATGCGTCAAATGTACATTGCCTTTAGCGTCTTGATATAACCACGGCGTTTGTCTGCCGCCCGGATAGTAAATGCCAGTGCCGCACTCAACATACACGCCGTATTCGCTGTTTGTGCCCACGTAGGCAGCCCGTTCGCCGTTGTCTGATACTGTATGAGTAATGCTGTTGCGTAGGTTGCCTGTGTCTACTGGGCACAGCTTTTTAGCGTGCCCTTCAGCAACAAGCCCACACTTTTCGAGCGCTCTTTCAACAGCAGCATCAAGAGCTTCCAGCACCTCGGCGCTGTGGTCTTCAAGTGTGATTTTCATTGCGCGTCAGTCCTCTTCAAGTGCTTTGTAAAACGACTCATAGGATTCCTTTGCTTTTGGTGGCGCGTCACTTGTCAGTACATACTTTTTGACAGATGCGTCAAACCTGAACCATTCTTCATTTTCCATAAAATAGGGCATATCTTGGAACATATTACGCCTTTCCGAAATATTTTTTTATTATATTGGAAACCGCCAAAGAATATTTGCTCGGATTTGTGCCAACTTCCGCATCGGCAAAGCATTCTGCAACAAATTCATCCGCATTTGTCAGAGAGTAATCACTGATTTTAATGCTGTCGTATTTCTTTTTTGCTGTCGCAATTGCTTCTCTGTCTGCGTCAGTCACTTCACCTGTTCCAAAAATCATTTTGGTTTCAATCGGTTTACGGATTTTGTCATAGTTGTCTTTTGCTGCTTGCACTGTGTTACAGTATTCGTTCCAAATAGGTTCGATTTCTTTTCTCGCCTTTTTAACTGCCGTAAAATCAACAAGTGCAAAATTTTGCGCTTTTCCGGGCAATTTTTCTCCGATATTTAACAAGCTGTGTCCATATTCGTGCGTAATAACATATTTTATTTCATCTCCCGTCGCAAATTTAACGCAATATCCTTTTTGCGAAAGTTCAAAAATATGTTTCCGACCAGAATCTGTTACTTTCAGCGGGTTTATTCTCATTTCCGCGCTGCCCAGCCCCCATTGATGGTTTACAACTGCAAAAGCGTGCGAAAGCAGACTGTCGGTTTTGTCCATTACGGTAAGCTTTGTAAGCGGAGAATAATATCGGTTTCCGAGGCCGTCAATCGCGTCTACAATGCTAGCAGAAACATTTTTGTCAAGTTTGGAAATTTTGACGGTATCAAGAAGTGTATTATTTTCAATGTCTTGTGCTTTAACCTCCACACCGTGACCGACAAAGCGTTTTCTGTAGTCGTCCCACGCACTCCATATGGATTTTCTGCCTCGTAGATCAATATTTTCCTGCGCTTTTTCTTCTTCTTTCTTCCACCCCGCCCACTCTGCATAGGTCATATCTTTTACAAGCACAGATTCCCCCGTTTCGGGGTCTCTGGCGCGTCTGCCGCCGCTGCTCGTGTCCTCGCCGTCAACCTCTGCAATTTGGGTGCATCGGCAGTTATACACAAGATAACCCGGTGCGGAACTGTCTCCCGGATACATAAGTTCGTAGCCGTCAACCTTAAACGGCTTGTCAACGTCTACTGTCTTCCCGTCAAGCATTGCATGCGCGTGGCGGGTGCGGTTGTCCAGCGTTGCCAGCCAGCGTTTTTTGAGCTTTATGCCCATATCCTGTGCGGCACGGTAAGTATCAAGTCGGCCAGCGTTCTGTGCCCCTGTGACCGCCGTTCGTGCCGTTCTGATAGCACTTGTGCAGCTCATGTTCTGCATACGGCTTTGCATGTCATCCGCAATCTTGCCAATGCCTTTGCCTTGCAGGATGGAGCTTGTCACGCTGGCTGTAATCTGTTGCTTGCCGTACTTCAAATCAATGCCGCGCTGCAATGCACGCTTTGGCGGGTAGTACGGCATCAAGTCAGGCTGCTCCACAATCAGACGTTTCACTGTCTGCTCATCCCACAGCGTAAAATCTGCTTTGTCGGAAACCTGCTCGATTTTGTAAGCTGCATAATTGCGATTCAAACTGTAAATGCCCGGCGTGGCGTCATTGACGTATGCCACAGCCGTTGCATTGGCGTTGGTGTATCTTTCTGCCACCTTGTCCCGCAGCGCCGTAAAACGCTTGCCTCGGCCCATCTGCGCAAGCCGCCATTGCTTGTACTGCTGTTCGGTGATTTCGCCTGCATCCAGCTTTTCTTTCATGGCTGCATCACGCTTTTCGAACTGCTCAAAATAGGCTTTCACCGTGTCGGCCAGTTCGTCAGCAGCTTCTTTGTACAGCTTTGCGATGCGCTGTTCCAGCTTGGCAAGCTGTTCGTCCGTCAGTTTGTGGGCATAATCAGGTTTTTTCACGGGTGTAAAGCTCCCATTTGCAATCAGCTGGAAGTTTCCCGGAAATTTCAAAATGTTCAAGCCGTTTCAGCTCTTTTCCCGGGACGTTGTCATCCGCGTAAACCGGAGTAATGGTAAAATCCATCGGTTTTATTCCGTCAATGCGGATGGAATATCTCTTATTCTGTTCCATTCGGCTCATTTCTCGCCATAGGTGTAACGAAATCGGGATTTTTGGTTCTGTCAAGCTCCTCTGCCGCCTTTCGCTTCATCAAATCCTCGTACTGGTCTGCGTCGCCGAGAATGGTCAATAGCTTGCGCGTGATGTACTCGTCGTCGTAATATTCCGCTCCGAGCAAGACCGTCTGCGCCTCTTCCTGCTTGTTAATGATTTGATTCCGCGTGTAAGTTGGTTCATCATCAAGACCGGCAACCGCCAAAATGCCCTTGATGCAGCGCGTCACGCAGCTTTCAAACTTGTCCGTTTTCAGGTCGAGTGGCACATAACTGGCCTTGATGGCCGTTGCAGTTTGGTTGCCAGCGCTGACAGCGGCAGAATCAAACGCCTGGAAGTCCTCGTATAGCTTCTTTGTGAGCATATCAATAGTCGCCTGCGTGCCTTGGAACGGAGCTTCGATGCTCTGTGGCGTGGCCTTCGCGCCCTCGTCACCGTCAGCATGGGCGACATGGGTCGTCTTAAGACGCTCAATGAACTTTGTGTCGTCCTGCTCGTCCATGCCTCCGCAGTTGGTCAGCACCCAGAAGATCAGGTTGCCCTCGTCAACGTTGTTTACCATGTTGGAGCTTGCAAGGTCGAGCGCGTCAATGGTATTCTGTCGCCCCTGTAACTCGCTGTGGGCCTGCTCGCCGTTTTTCAGCGGGATAATGGGAAATCCGGGATAGTTCTCACCGTCATAAATTTCTGTGCCGTCTGCCTCGCTGGTGCGCAGCTTCAACTTGTAAGCGCGTTTCGGCTTTAGAATCGCCATATCATCGCTTTTAGGCTTTAGATACTCTGTATAGCCGTCAAGCTCGTACAGCGTGGCGCGTAGCGGCTTGTTGTCTGCCACCTGCCAGAAACGGATTCCGGCTTTTAGTGCGCCGTCCTCTTCATCGTATAGCGGCACAAACTGTTCAGGCACAAACACCTGAATATGGTCAAGATTCCAGAATACGAAAGACTGCCCACCTATCAACGCATGGCGGGCAGCGTCCATAATATCTTCGTCAAACGTCGCACCCAGCGCCTTTTTCGTCTCCGGCTCCTGAAATGAAACGCCGTTGCCCAGCAAATACGAAACTTCTTGGTCTACAACCAAGCCAAAAAACTTGCTTGCTATCTTGTGATTTGCCGTGTACATGTCACGGTGCGCCTTGCCCTGCATGTCGTAGATGATTTTCTCGTATTTATTGATTGTAGGGTTTTCTCCGTGGTAATACTTGTTTGCGTTTGCTGCAAGGCGTGTGCTATGGTCGGCCTTATACTCATTGATTGCGCCCAGGATGAAACTCATGCGGGCTTTTTCTTCCTCGCCAACCGCCGCAAAATCTTGGTATGTTTTCACGTCTTCTCACCGCCTTTACACGAAAATGCTCTTGTATCTGGTTTCGGCGGTGTCTCCCGCCTTGTTCGCTGTGCTTTCCATCGCGTACCGCACTGCGTCAATGTGATGGTTGTTCAAATCCGGGTAGCCTTCCAGCACTTCCCCCGTCTTGCCGTCCCGCTCGTATTCATACTCGCTGAACTCTTTTGCCGTGTCCGGGCATCGCACGGGGTCTATTACAATAGCATCAAGCATCTGCAGCCACTTTGTACCGTATACAACAGACTTTGGCCCTTTTCTGGCTGGGAATGTCTTCACACCGTACTTGTTGTAATCGGCGATGGACTTTGGCTCGGCGCTATCCGCGCAGACTTTATCCTCACGTGTCAGCCCTTTATCCAAAAGCAGTTGCGCAGTGTCCCTGTTGCTGGTTCTACGCCGTGTCAGCTCATCGAAGATGTACAGCGTGCGCCGCGCTGCGTCATAGTGCATTGCATTGTATGCCCATGGGTCAGGATACCAGCCCCAGTCAACGCCGCGCTTGATTCTGTCGAATGTTTTCAACTGCTCGTCTGTGATTGGTTGAATTTTCAGGTTTTCGAATACCGCTGTGCCGCTACCGACAACCTCGCCCAGATACTCGTGTCGGTAGGCCGTTTCGTTTGTGCGCTGCAAATATTCAGCATCGGCCAGAAACCGCTCCCCGAGCCATTCTGCGGGCGTTGTTTTGTATGTGGAATGATGTATCATCTTTCCGTTGCGTGCTTTCAGTGCGTAGCCGTTTGCCCAGTTCCGCGCCATTGCTGGCGGGTTGAAGCTCTTGAACGTAATGAACCAGTCACCGCCGCGCAAGCAGGACTGCTCCACGTTTCGGATTTGCTCTTCCCCGTCAAACTGGTCAAGTTCTTCAAACCAGCAGATGCCGATATAACCAAACGGCACTTTGATTGACTTTACCTTGCCGGGGTCATCAACGCCGAAAAAAAGCACCTTTTGCCCAGTAGGCAAATAGGTGCATTCCATCGGGGAGACCGTGCAGCGAAAATGGTCGTGCAATCCAAGCTCATTGATTGCCCAGACGATTTGCGCATACACGCTTGTGCGCAGCGTGTTTCCGACCTTGCGGAAAACCGCCGCGTGGCATTGCGGATGCTTTAGCAGCTGCAAAATTAGCTCTATGCTAATATAGCTGGATTTTGTACTGCCGCGCCCGCCCTTTGCGACAAGCTCTTTTACATTGCCTGCCTTGATTTCACGGTGGACTTTTGCGAAGCAAGGGGAAACAACGCCAGATAGCTTACAAGTCATCTATGATTAGCACCTCGCTATCCTGCTGTTGTTCCGGCTTATCCTGCCATCCGAAATTTGCCCGCAAGCTGAACTGTGCGCCGCCTGAGCCCTCTTTGTCATATAGTCTTTCTTCGGCGTACTGTTCACAACGGGTCTTTGCACGCGTAATCGTGTCATTGAACTCTGGTTTATTTTGGTAATTCAAAAGCGCCTGCCTTGATGCAAAACCAAGTGCAAGCGCCAACCCTGTCACAGTAGGCGGCTTTTTATCGTCATAGATGATATAGCCGTTTTTATTTCGCATCGGTTCGCCGTTATCGTCTAAGAACGGCTGTCCTTTGCAGGCTTCAAAGTAGGCATCAATCTTTTCTTGCATTGCCTTTACGCTTCTGTATTTAGGTGGTGCGCCCACCGAATTTTTTCTTGATGCCACTTTATCACCTCGTTTTACAACACAAAAAGCCCACACTATTTGTGTAGGCTTATATCCCCCCAAACCCCTTTGCGCCGGAGGAGAAGCGCGTTCCCGCCCTGTCGGTGTATGCTGTGCCGACCTCACCCGTTGCGGGGAGCAATTCCGCAACGCTTTTTGATTTCCTCTATTTATATCCCGCGTAGGAAATCACAACGCGGCATCCAACCCGTTTTATATCCCGTCTGCTGGTTTACGGTTTCTGCTTTAATGTAATGGGTTCCGGCAATGCGTAACTGCGTCAATAACGGAGTCCGCACAAGCAGATGCCGGGCAGATTTTTTCAGGCTCTCGAAGTCCCGTTGCGGTCTGCCATCGCGCCGCGCTCCTGATCGGCTTGCCGCTTTGCTTACAGCGTTCAGGTTATCTATCGCGTTTTGCCTGCGCCGGGCTTTCACCGGTGGGAGCGACCCAGCATGTGCCCTCAGCCGGACTTGAACCGGCACACCAAGGCTCTTGCCATTGAGCTACAAGGGCATGTGCGGCTTACTGTTTGCACAGTCGTTGTCATCATTTGTGAGGGATACCGCGCACGCTCACACAGACAGGTTGCAACCCCGCCCTCTGGTACTGCACATAGGTCTTGCACCTTTGCCGCGCCGTTGCTTCGGAACGCAGCGCCCTTGCCGTATTGACTGGTCAGTCCCAGTTTGCGGCTGGCTATGCAGCAAATAAAATGCCGGTCTTTCCCGGCTGTCAGTATCGAGAATAGGAGGTTTTGCTATGGACTGTAATGTACCCTCTTTACAGTTTCCAGCATATTCATAATACCACTTGACAACGTCCCCACAGTTACCCTTTTTTCTTGTCCAAAATCCAGAAAAATTTTCTTCTGCTTTCGTAAAACTGCCGTCTGCCGCAATACACAGGCTGGTATTCGTAAGCCGTTCCCTCTGTTACATTTTTCAACAGAGCGCACCAGTTTAAGGGGTCTGCTTCTCTTGCCGCGTCCTCAATGATTCGGACATCTGTGCTTAACTTTAGCGCTCTGTCCGCCTTTCTAGCTGTTGGGTCTGCCTTTCCGTTTCCGTGCGGCAAACCGTCATTTGAAACCGCATCAAGCCCTCTTGCACTAGCAATTTCTAACCGCATTTCAGCGTATCTTTTGCAAAAGTGCTTTAATTCAAGGTATCTTTCTTTTGAAATTCCATATTCATCTAGGTTGAGCGGTCTTTCTCTCATTTTTGCTCCTTTCTTCCATTTTCATGCAGCGCGGCAGCGTGCAAATATCGCCATTCCTCCACTCGCACGTCGCGCAAAGATGTTTGCGGGCGTATTCATCAACTAGTTGCTGTTTTGTCATGTGGTCACCTCCTGGGGTAGAAGTCATTTTAGAATCCTCCTTATGATTCTATAACATGCAATGCCGATGCGGGTTACAACCAGCAGCGGCCAGAAAATAAGGACAATAACGTTGTCTGCGCCGTCTACGGTGTCCATTCGGTCTGTGTGGTTGATGTACAGGACGGCGAGCAGGCCGCACAGGTCGTAAACACAGACGGCGGCGATAACAAGGATAATGGTCATGGGGTCACCTCCGTGAGCCAGTAGTCTTTGCGACACGCTTTGCAATTTCCGTGCATTACACAATATACGCCTCCTGCTACTTCTGACAAGAAGTCCCTTGGACACAAATGAATGACTCCGCTATCATCAATATTCGCATTCGGAAACATCTTCAAGAGCTCACTCTGGCGCGTCTTGACGGGTTGTTCTTTCGCCCATTGCTCGACAATCCGTACAGCCTTTTCAGCGTATTCGCTTATATCTGCGATACAGTAGTCATAGCCATCTTCTTTGCACTTTCCGTGCAATGGGCATTCAGGACAGTTGGCTTGATTTTTGCACATTATGCGCAGAGTTTTTACATATTCAACTGCGTCCATAGTCTCACTCCTTACCAATCTGCGTTTATAACTACAAAATCGCCGTTTTCTATTGCACGATCTACAAGCTCCGCAATGATTGCCCAGTTGTATAGTTCGTATACTTTGGCAAACGCAGCAAGCCGTTTTGCCTGTTCAGTTGTTAGCGTCATATCCTTTCCGTAAAAATCGCGTTCCGGTTCTTTCTTGCGGATTTCATAGGGCACAGAATAGCCGATTTTTTCGAGATACTCTCCCCAGAAACGGCCACAAGAATCTACCTGGTCGCGGATTGTGCCTTTGATTGGCTTGCCGCAGTGCGGGCACTTGCCCACATCGTAGCGGCTGACTGCAATATCAAATCTCATTGCGATTACTCCTTATTCAATATCTGCAATGCTTTCCACAAAGCAGTTGTAGTAGATATACCGCTTTCCGTCAAAGTCGAATTCCACGTAACCGTCGTTATCGCTTATATCAATTTTGCCTTTATACTGAGCGAGCTGCTTTCCGTCTGCTGTGTAAACGGTCACAATACGCTCGATGCCGTTTTGCAGGTTGCTTTTCTGGTCTATCATGGCGCGTTGCCCTGCAGCGGTATTTGCATAATACCAACAAAATCCCAGAATTATAGCAACGCAAACCGCGATTGTAACTAGCGTCCCGATAATTTTTGCCGCAAAGCTATAAGTGTCATAAAGGATAAAGCCAGCCATAAAAATAATAAAAGCATCTAAAACAATTACCCCTATCCATGCAAGAATTGGCATAAAATCACTCCTTATCCAGCCCGCGGGCTACATACTGCCCATAGGTCAGGCCAAGGGCGGCGGCTTCGCGGGTACATTGTTCAATGGGTTTTATGGTTTTCTTAAGGCAGGGATGCGCGGCGGTTTTTTTCCTTTTTTTCAAAACACCGGCATCCATGCGACGCTGGTAGGATGCCTGCGCGCTTTTGATATTGCGCTTGCGGATGCAGGAATCGCAATAGCGCTTTGTGGGCTGGACATCCCACATGATTTTCCCGCAGGTCTTGCAGAATTTTGTTGTGGTCATAGCGGCTCCTTTGTTTGGGGTGCTTCAATGCCGATGCTTTGCAGCGTTACCTGCGCCCAGAGGTCGGCAAGCTGGTCATTGCGGTACTCGTTGTATTTATCAGCAACGGGGCCGGTCATTGCATCCTGAATCCGTTTCAGGGTGCGGGGAGAAAGACCGACCTGATAGCACGCCAGCAGGCACAGATAGGTGGCGCGGGTAGCAATGTCGTTGCGCTCCTTCATGACAGCCTCCTGCGCACGGCACTGGATGTTCTGAATTTTAGATTCTGCATAAGCGTCTATGGCTTTTTGCATGGCCGGGGTGGGATGAAGTCTGGCTTTCATGAGTTACACTTCCTTGCTTTCCGAAATACGGCTTTCCCAGCGTTTGCGCTTTTGCTGCATGATTTGCTCGATTTCATCTGGGTAGTAGTTTTTTTCTTCAAAAACCTCCATACAGAGCTTTACGTCTGCCAGTTCTTCAAGCAAATCCTGTAAGCATTCTTCTTCCGATTTTGGCGTCGGATTCTCATCGCGGAGCTTACGGGCAAATTTCAAGGCTGCCTGCGCAAGCTCTGCGCTTTCTTCTGCCAACTGTTCCAATACGGCGGGAGTCCCGATTGTAGAGCTTATGTACAGATTCCCGGATGTAATCTTTTTACAGCCGCCCGGATGGTCTGCGTTACCGCCTTTCAGATTGCAGCATGGACTGCTATAGTCGCAGCAGCAGCCGCAGTCAGGGCATTTACGTTCAGTTGTCATCTACTTCATCCTCCAATTCTTCAATAAAAATTTCGGTGCGTGGGTTGGATTTGTCGTACATCACGCGGGAGCCGTCTGTTGCTGCTACGATGTTGCTGTTGTCATCTTTCAAAATCCTGACATCAACCAGAATATCCATGATGGCGCTTTCAAGGTTTGTTTTATCTACCCTGTGCCGTGTAGGCATGTAATACAAGCACTTGACATTGTAGCGTCCGTCCAGCGGATTTTTTGGCGCTGGTTTTAAATACATCTTGGCAGTTCTTGCGTACTTCAAGTAGGCTGCGCTTGGCAGAACTTTTGCGTACTTGCCCTTATGGCATACCGGGCAGTGTGCGCCAACGTATCCGATGCGGGGGCTGTTCTTTTTGGTGATGGGCTTGCCGTAGATTATGTATTTTTGGATCATATAAAGTCCTCCACGATCATCTGTCCTGGCAGTACATATTCCTCCATCCACCAACGGAATACATCTTGCCCTGTACCGCCTATCATCCAGTTTCCGTTCAGCTTTCCGCGAGCTCTGCGCTCATCAAGCATCCTGTCAAAGGCTTGTATGTAGAGCTTCTCGTAAGCAGGCCAGCGCCGGAACTCCGCATATCGTTTACTTTTCTTTGCGAGCGGGCATCCGATACACCCCACACGATTCAGCCCACATTCATACAACGGATTGACAGGCATCTTTGCATCCTGCAAAAAGCTCCACACCTGATTGTCTGTCCAGTCCACAATGGGGTTTACTACGCGCTTTGCTGCTACCTTGCATCCTTCAAAGATTTCGCTCGGCTCCTGTTCTTCGCCTTTCAGAACAATTTTGTTATCTTTGTTCCGGGTGTATGCTTCAAAAACGCCTCTGTCTTGCTTTCTTCGGCTGCTTTCCGCCCACCGCACGCCAGTTGTGATGAACCGCCCGTTTCCGCCCTGTTCTTTCAGCACATCGCAGCAGTACCGCATGATTCGTGTCGGCGGCATCAGCTTTTGCGGGATTAAATCCCACATGCTTGTGCGCTTGCCCTTATAAACGGGGTAGTTGATGGTGCATTTCACGCCCAAATTTTCAAGTCTGGCAAATTCCTGCCGTACAAACCGCACTGTCTCCGGCGCATCCGCAGTTGTGTGGTTGTGCTGCACCTCAAACGGAATGCCCCCCCTCAGTGCAAGCTCTACGCACACACTGCTGTCCTTGCCACCGCTGGTCGTTACCACAAGCGGCGTGCCGTAATACTTCAGCGCCATGTCGCTTGCCGCTTTCAACCGCCCGATGGAGATTTTCTCCGGGTCGCCACTTGTCGGCAGGGTCACAAGGCCCCAATCTTCTTTGCTCACGGTGCTATCTCCTTTACTTTCGCGTAATACTTCTCGCTGTACCATATATCCGGCAGGCGGGGATTTTGGGTGTAACCTGCGGTGCGCAGGGCGGCTTCAGCGTTCCAGCGCGTGGAATACAGGCGCTGGAGTGGGTGATGTCGCCGGTAGAGCGGGAGTAGGTGATGATTTCATACTTTGCCATTCAGTTTCAGCGCCTCCTGCGTATTTACCTCGTCGCGCTGGATTTTCTGATAGAGCGGTGTGTCAAAGTGCAGGCACTCATGACAGGTGCGGGCAAACAGAACGTCAAACGATTCGATTTTGTGCGGGAGAAATTCCGCTGCCGCCGTGCGCAGTTCGGCAACGGTTGGTGGGAATTTCAGTGTGGTGGCCAGATTTGCCGCACCGCTCTTGGCCGCCTGCAAGGGAACATCTTTCAGTGCTGTGGCCCAGGCTTTTGTCATTTTGTCCGGGTCTTTGCCGCGCATGAGGTTTGCCCAGTAGTTGGTACAGGACAGCAGAAAGACGGCAGTTTCCTGTTCAGTCATCGGTGGTCACTCCTTTCGCGAGCTGCTTTAATCGCTCCATTGCGGCTGCGGTGTCGGTCTGGCGTGGCGTGGTTCGGGCCGCTTTAGCATTGTCGCGCTTTGCCTTGAAAGCTTCCACAGTGTAGATTCCTTCCTGCTCACAGCGCGCCAGGATTTGGGATATGTAACTCCAACGCCGGGAGTTATGAACGGCGGCTTCTTCTATTGCCTGACAGATGATGGCGGATGGAAATTTTTGCAGGGCCGCTTTGATTTCATCGGATACAGCGCGTGGGATGGAACCACAGTTCTGTTCATAGCACTGAATGCAGTCGGATAAATCCTGGTTATACAGGTCACATACGGCGTCGCTGGCAGCAGTAGTAGCTATATATTCTTTACTTCTTACCTTCTTAGTATTAGAGGGTTTGTCGCTCGTTTGTCGCTCGTTTGTCGCTCGTTTGTCGCTTTGTTTGTCGCAAGCCTGATAATCAGCGTAATTATTTATCGTGTAGATGGTAAATTTTGACGTTGATTTCTTTGTCACTTCGTTTGTCGAAATTAGCTTACTTAATGCTGTGCGGATTTGACGTGTTGTAAGCCCAAGTTTGACTTCCATTTCCTTTACAGTGGTAACAACTTGACCACGTTCCAAAGGGATGCCGCGATAAAACTTGTCCTCATAGCTGGCAATCAGCAGCAGGTGAATAAACACGTCCTTTGTGGGGCCGTCATCATACCAGCCCCATTCGAGCATTTTTCTGTATAGCTTGATGAAGCCCTCGTTAGCCATTTTTCAACACTCCAAGTAATATTCTGCGACGCGGCACAGTCTGCCGTAACGGTTGCGGCGCTGCACCATGCGGGATGCCACCGGGACGCCCCGGCGCTTTAGGTCTGTAATGCGGGAGGCAAGGCGACTGCATCCGAAGTCCTCGAGCGCGTCCAGCGCGGTCAATGTGCCGCCGGATTCCAGCACGGCTAAAATCTGGTCAAGCTGGCTCGGCTGCTTTCTTTCATGACGCGCACCTCAGAAATTCATTGATGGAGAGAGCGCATTTGAAAGTTGCCGGATAATGTCGTAGCGGTCACGATATTTTTCGTAGGCTGTTTTTACTGCGCCCATGCAAATCTGGGTTTGATTGATAGAAGATGGGACGATGTACACCTTGTTCCCGCTTTCTGAAAGCGCAATAAGGAAATACACGTCGCATGTTGGGCACTTTTTAGAAAGCCCGAACGAATAACATTTTGCAATGTTGGCTGTTTTCGTCTGATGCGCCGTCTTCACATCTACTTTCACGCAACCATTAACATATAAATCGTAGGGGTATCTTGTGCTCATACGCTTAACGGTGAAACCGTGCTGTTCAAGAAGCTCTTTTGCGATGGCTTCACCATCTTTTCCGGTTTGTGTTTCGCTTTCCTTCATTGGAAGGCCTAGGCGGTCAGCCCAGTCGTAATAACCGCCACTGCGGCGGATGCGGTTTGTAAGTGCATCGCTTCCATAAAAATTATGAAATTCTGCTCGAGACGGCATGCGCTTCAAGCCTAAAGCTGAAACGCAATCAAGTATTTTGGCTTGTACCATATCGTCCGTCCACTGCGTCCCAAATACATAGCCCATTTACATCACCTGCCTTTCTTTCAAAAATTAAAAGGGAGATCGCCGTCATCCTCAATGAGGGCGTAGTCTGCATCGGGTTCGCCCTGCGTGCGCTGTGAGGGGGCTGCGGGGCTCTGTGCGGCGTTCTGCGGGGCTGGGCTGGTACTTTCCTTGCTGCCGCAGAAACTCACGTTCTGGGCCACGATTTCAACGGCTGTGCGGTTCTGGCCGTTCTTGTCCTGATACTGGCGCGTCTGCAAGCGGCCATCAATGGCAATGAGGGAGCCTTTGGGGAAGTATTTGCAGACGAACTCGGCTGTCTTGCCCCATGCGGTGACATCGAGCCAGTTCGTCTGGCTCTGGCCGCTGGCATCCTTATAGCCGGAATCGTTGGCGATGCGGAATGAGCAGACGGACTTGCCGCTGTTCGTGGTTTTGAGTTCCGGGTCTTTAACCATGCGGCCAATAATAGCAACAACATTCAACATAGGTTAGTCCTCCAAGTAGTTAATATAGAAGCGGCGGCGAAAGTTGTCGTGATCCCAATGGTAATAGGCTTCTGCAAGCAGTTGGCCTTGTTTGTGGTAGTGGTCTTGCAGGTCGCCGCTTGAATGAATGGCGGCGTGGCAGGCGGGGCAAACGTTAATCCAGAGGCCCAGCGCCTTGCTGGCCTTGCGGCGGCTTCCGCCGTAGATTTCATGCCGGGCGGTGTCTCCGAAGCGGTGGCAGTGATAACAGCGGAACGCTTCATGTACGAACAGCGACGGCGCGTAGCCGTTCTTGTCCAGCTTCACGCCAAATTCATTGCGGGTCTGCATCGTCTGCCAGTCCTTTCAGTTTTGCGATTTCTTCCGGGGTCATGGTGGGGATTCCCTGCTGCCGGCACTCCTGCACGATCAGTTCAATGAGTCGGTTCATCTGTGATGGGTCGAACTGGGAAGAGCCGTACCAGCATTGCAGGTTGTAGAAAGTCCCCTGCGGGGTGGTCATTTCATCGAGCTTATGGACCTGCCAGCCCTCGCCCTTGCTCTCCCAGCCGTTTTTGAATGCCCTTGCAGCATCGGCGCGGAGGGTGACAAGGGCGGAACTGCCGCCGATGTCTCGTATCAAATCGCGGTAGATGTCCAGCACAGGGCGGTTGATTTTGGCGGCAAGATGGTTCATGAGCGCCCATGCGTAAGCGTTGGCCGAGAGGCTGCGCTTTTGTGAGGCCGTGCCGATGACGGCAGCAAGGGGCTTGCCCTCGTCAATGACAGCGCGGGCTTTATCGCAGTCGGCGGGGGAACATTCCAGCGTAATTGTGTTGCCGATAACAACGGCTGCCTTGATGGCAATTTGCTGCTTCATTTCCACGCCTCTGCAATCTGCTGGCCCTGCTTCCAGTCATCTGCCGTAAAGTCCTTAGAGGACTTGCCGATGGTTTCTGCAATGAGTTTCCAGGCATCATTTTCATCGGCGTTGTTATTCTGGCAGTAGGCTTTGACCTGTCTCTTATACACATCTCCGAGCCCACGAGACCGAGGCTGATCT